CGCCGGGCGAGGGCGACACGGCATTGACGGTCGCCGGCGACGGGAAGGGCAACGGACGGGATCGGGAGGAGAGCGCATGGCGCTGAGCATACGACGGCCGCCCATGCCGCCGCTGCCCCGGACGCGGCTCACCCTCACACCCCGGCAGGAGCAGATCATGGATCTGGTGGTGGACGAGGGGTTGAGCCACAAACAGATCGCCCGTCGGCTGGTGATTTCGATAGCGACCGTTAAGAATCACTTCTACGGCGACGGACACACACGAGGCCGCAAGAGCATCAACCAGCGGATGGATTGTTCGAACATGACCGAGGCGGCGGTGGCCTACCTGGGCTACCGATCACTGAAAGCACGGGGAATGTTGAACGGGCGAACACGGGAGAGGAGTACGGGACGATGAATCCAGACAGCATGAGTGAGTACGATCTGACGAAGTCCTTCACGCACGACCGGCCGGAACCGTCCACGCAGCCGCCCACTGAGCGGCCGGCCTCAATCGTATTGAACGACTGCCATATTTGCGGCCTGCCTGTGAGGGCGCCCCAGCAGTTCCACCCGACCAAACAGGACTGCATCAACGCGCTGCGGAGCGCACTTCGGAATCAGATCGAGCGTAAACTATGGGCGGCCGAAGACGACGAAGTCACTTTCGGCACGTTCTTCCACATGGAACGCATGGATGATGATTTCATCTGGTTCCGGATCGACGGAGCGACGTTCGAATTAACGGCTCGCAGTTCATTCTTCGGCCGGCCTAAGATCATTTGGCATTGCAACAACCGGAATGGATGGGCAGACATCGACCCGGCGGCGGACAAGCCAGCATGAACGAGCCGATCCTGCTGAACGCCTTCCCGAAGGCCGGCACCCATTACCTGGCGCAACTCCTCCAGCCTCTGGCGGCACCCAACCGGGCGACCCTGCGGGGAATCGCCGGACACACATACCAAGGCTGGGGGCGGGACCGCCGGCCGGCCGAGACTGTGCTGCTGGATCTCAGCCAGGTGCAGGCTGGAGAGCGGACCATCGCCCACCTGCCGGCTGATCCGCGCTACGCCAAGTTCATGTACGAGCAGGGCTGGGCGATGATCTTCCTGTATCGGGACCTGCGGGACGTAGCGGTGAGCCAGGCCAGCCACCTGCCGAGCCTACGATCGCACCCGTTCGGCGAGCGGCTGATCGGCCTGCCGTTCGAGCAGCGCCTGGCCGAGATCGTCACGGGGTTCGCGGACGCGCCGGGCGGAGACTGGTACCCCAGCCTGCAGCGCCGATGGGCGGAATACGCCGGCTGGCGGGAGTGGGGCTGGATCCTGCCGATCCGCTTCGAGCAGGCCATCGAGGACCGGCGGGGAACCTGCGAGGCGATCTGCGATTACCTGCGCCGGCGAACGGGCCGGCATTGGGACAGCACAGTGATCCGGGCGATGGAGCGGGCCCATCGGCCGGCACTGAGCCCGACATTTCGCAATGGACGGGCGGGGGCCTGGCGGGAGCAGCTGACCGGGGCGGCGCGGACGGCCGCCAAACAGGAGCTGGGCCCGATCCTGGTAGACCTGGGCTACGAGCAATCGTTGGACTGGTGAGGAGGACAACATGGCAGAGCGACGATCTGGGCGGGTGCGAGAGCTGATGATCCGGGCGGCCGGGGGGCTGACGGACGCCGAACTGCAGGCACGGATCAGCGAAGCGGAGGCGAGGTTCGAGGCACGGCTGGGCGAGGCCGTGAAACAGGCCGCGGCGGGCGCCTGGCGCCGGGGCCTGCAGGAGGGGCTGGACTTCGTCGACCACGGCGACGACGAGACGGGCATCGCCGCGGCCGACGGCGGGCTGATCAGCCTGGGTTACAGGAGCCGGGAATCCACGCCCCGGGATCTGAGCGCCATCAGCCAGGAACGGGCCATCGCGGCCGCATACCGGCTGTGGAACACGAACCCGCTCGGCAAGGCCATCACGGAGATCCTGGTGGACTACGTGATCGGGGATGGCATCACGCTCAGCTACGAGAGCGACGAAGTCCAGGAGGCGCTCGAGCCATTCTGGAGGGACCCGGTCAACGACCTGCAGGGCGGCGGCACGGAGAGCATGGTGCGGGAGCTCGGGCTGTTCGGCGAGCAGCTGATCCTGGCATTCGTGCGGACCGGCGAGGACTCAGGGGGCGTGGCGGATGGTCTGCTGCGGCTGGGCGCGGTGGACCCGGCGCAGATCGGCAGCATCGTCACCCACAAGCAGAACAAGCGGGACATCCTGGCCGTGCGCGTCAAGAGCGAAAGCGGCGACGCCCTGCGCGGCCCGCTCTACAAGCTGATCAAGGCGGAGACAGCCGGCCAAGCGATGCAGGGACTACGGGACCTGGAGGCCTACGCCCGAATGGTGAAGGACCGGGCGGAGACCGAGGACGGCGGCCACGCGGCGCGCCTGGCGGAGGCGCAGGCCGGACCGGATGGGAAGGCGCCCTACCCCGCGCATTGGCGGCGCCTGAAGGAAGGGGCCGAGTGGAACCTGGTCGAGCAGCCGGCACCGGCCGACGAGAAGCCCAGGCGCAAGGGGAACCGGGCCCAACCCGCGGAGCTCAAGAAGCTGGCGGACGCGGAGGAGCTGACCTTCGACGGAGAATGCTTCCTGTTCCAGATCAACAAGATGTCGACGGGCGTGCGGGGACGGCCGGACATGCTGCCGCTGATCGACTGGCTGGACCGCTTCGATCAGCTCTTCTTCGACGGGGCCGAGCATGTGGGCCTGCTGAACAGCGTGGTGTGGGATCTGGAGGTGGAAGGGGGCCGGGCGCTCTCGGACGACCTGGAGACGAACCTGCGCTACCAGGCGAACATTGTGCGGGGCATGCCGCCCGGCAGCGTGTATGCCCACAACGAGAAGACGGCCCTGGAGGCGAAGGTGCCGGACATGAAGACGCCGCAGCTCGAGACTCTGCTGCGGCAGCTGCGTGTCTTCATCGCGGGCGGGGCCCGGATCCCGGAGCACTGGCTGGCCGAGGGCGGCTACACCAACCGGGCGACGGCCGCCGAGATGGGCGAGCCCACCTTCCGAATGCTGATACGGCGCCAGGAGTTCGTCCGGCAGATGCTGCTGACGATCTGCCAGTACCAGGTGGACGTCATGGTGGCGCTGGGGTTGCTACCCGAGGAGGTGCCGACGACGGCCGAAACCGGGGAGGAGAGCCAGACGATCCCGGCCCGGGAGGCTTTCGACGTCGTGATGAGCGAGATCGACGTGGCCGACACGACCGCCCTGGCCGGCGCCTTGATGCAGACGGCGACCGCGGTGTTCCGGCTGTACGCCAGCAAAATGCTGCCGCTCAAGCCAGCGATCGAGCTGGTCGCGGCGATCGCCGGGGCGATGGGTGTCGAGATCGACGTAGACGCGGTGCTCAAGGCGATGGAGCTGGAGGACCAAGGGACGAGCGCCCTGGCCAATCTGTTGAGCCAGGCCCAGGACGAGGATGAGCGGGCCGCGGCGGAGAAGGCGGCCGCCGGAGCTGGACAGGCCCAGCCGGCCGAGGAGCCGATGGACGTCATGGCGGAGCCTGCCTGAGATGCTGGCCACTCGCTTCACCGAGCAGCGCAGCGGCGCGCCCTTCAGCAAGAGCGACCTGGCCAAGCTCTTGCGCCAGGCCGACCAACTGAGCGAGAACGCCGTCAAGGCGCTGCTCGAGGAGTTCGACCGGCTGCACCGGGACCTGGCCAGGCAGCTGGAGCGGGGCACCCTGAGCCCGGAGCAGATGGACAAGGTGCTTGAAGAGCTCGATCCGCTGCTGCAAGCGACCGCCAACCGGATGGGCACGCTGGGGCTGAACGCCCACGAGCGGGCCTGGGTGGCCGGCGCCGAACGGACGGCCCGCCTGCTGATCGGCACTCGGTACTACCCGGGCGGACCGGGCGGCGCCTTCCTGATCGGGCCGAGCGGATTTGAACGACAGGCGCTGCGGGCCTTCACCTTCGACCGCATCGTGCAGATCACGGGGGAGATGCGAACAGGGGTGCGGAGCACGGTGATCAATGCCTTCCTGAGCGGCCGCAGCCCATTCGACGTGATCACCGACATCACGCACATTGTGGGGATCCGGGATCTGCCGACCTTCCGGGAGCTCGGATCGACCGGGGTGAGCTACAAGGCGGAGCGCATCTGGCGGACGGAGATCAATACCGCCCAGAACGCCGCCGGCCACCTGGCGCTGGAGGATCTGAACGAGCGGCGGCCGGACGGTCTGGCCTTGCTGCAGCGCATGTGGCTGGCGACCGGGGACGACCGCACCCGGGATAGCCACCTGGCGGCCCACGGCCAGATCCGATCGGAGGGCGAGCCATTCGACATCGAAGGTGAAGAGGCTATGTATCCTGGCGATCCGAATCTGTCGCCGGAGCTCAGAATAAATTGCCGATGCAGAGAAGTGCCCTGGAGCGACGAGTGGGGCGAACGGGGCGAGGTGCTGGGGGCGGTGGACGACCAGGTGGGGGAGCAGATCGAGAGCCGGGCGGAGGAAGGCTGGGGCGTGCGATGGGCGCCGGGCCGGGGCCTGGTGCGGATCCGCTCGAGCGCCCGGACGATGCGGCGGCGGAGGATGCGAGTATGACGAGCCACGCGACGCGGGTCGTGATCCATGAGCATAATCGGATGGCGGTGCTGCGGGAGCACGGGCGGCGCAGCTACTTTCCGCTGGTCGACCGGCCGGTGGTGGAG